CCCCAACTCTTTTAACACTAACTAGGCAGTGGAGTCCATCTCACTGCCAACCTGGTGTCCAGGTATTCGACTGTGCTACCCCCGACGGAAACGTCGGTGCTTTCAGTAGCATATCGAGACCTCCACCAGCGCATGTATCGATAGTTGGCTGAGAACTTATCAGTCAGCTTAGATTTACGCGCTGGAACAACCGTCACCCTGAGCACCTCAGGAATCTGCAAAAGATCGCAGGTCTTGAGGCGAGGGACCACTTCCTTCACGAACGCGGAGCCTGGCTGTCTAGGCCAAGCACAACATGGACCATATCGGTATCCATGTTCGCCGTATCGTGTTGGTTGGAATCCTTCTACGCTTGTGGGACTCGGCACCCGAATAAGCAATTTCGGGTTTCGAGGTTCTTCGGTGTACAGTGACATGGCATCATCCCTGTTGTTACTATACAATAAGGGATTCTCACCATTAACAGCTCTGATCCCTTGGATAGGGAAGAGTCGCAAGAAGGTGAGGAGATGCTTGCGCAGACTTAAGTATTTATAGTCATACGCTCGGTTAGCCAGATCAATAAAACTGGCTAAACTGTCAACTGTCAAGTTACTGTTCGAGATAGGCTTTGTTTTGTTTACCAACGGTGTTACATCGTAGCCGTTGAAACCAAAGAAGCCACACGATTCCCTGAATAATACAGGGCCCGTGTAGGACTTTTCGGTATTCACAATGAAGCCCAAATCTGTTAGGAGGTCCATGACGTTAGACGTCGTCCGCTTATCACAGACGATATCATCGCCATAAATGTAAAACGGATTGAGCAGCTCGTTCGTACTCGCCTTTTCGAAGGTCGAGTTAAACGTTCGTTGGTACAGGCTTTTGATGTCCTGTCCTGATAGCTGCCCGATGTCGTCTTTATTTACTCCCCATCTATACATGAATCCGGCAAGCATTACAATGCTTGCGTAGATCGACGTCTGCACTGGAAAGCATAGTGCGGATCCCATAGGTGCGAACTTGGCTAAACGCCTGGTTTCGCCCGTAGGGAGCTTGACGTGTGTAGATCGTGTCGCGTAGAGATGCTTAAGAACTTTAGCAGGCATAATAGCCTGCACCAAGTTCCATGCTACACTATCCGATGCGGCCGACAGGTCAATGGTGTCTACTAGGGTCGTTAAACAACCGTAGTTCGCGGCCCACTGATTAACGCTTTGGTCTTCTAGGAAGACATGGTCAGAAAAGAGACCGTCCTGGAAGATGCGCTCATACCATAATCTCACGGCCTGTTGTGCCCACATTAGGGCTACAGGTTCCATGCAGATGGACCTTGTTTTAC